CCGCCCTTTCCAAATACCACCCATACGGTCTTACATCCTACGCATGAGCCTGCGAAAATTGTCAGCAAGCGGTTTACGCCGCAACTTGGTGTAATCATCATTCGTTTCAAAATCCATCCAATGTTCTGAAGCTGCAAGAAACGCACCGACTGTAACAAGCAGCCATTTCAGATGTTCTTCCTGTGAGGCCTGCAAGTTCAATACACTACCGGGCTTCATCAGCTCCAGATAATCATAAACCTGCCGGGCATACTCATAAAATCCGGTTACCCGCATCATGACCGGAAGATAGGTTTCAAAACGGCATATCAAATCAGAACGGGATGTTTCCATTACTATCTATATCAGGTATGAATGTAGCGGATTCACTTCCTTTCGGAATGGTACGTAAAAAAATCATCTCTTTGGTCTGCCCTTCCACTTTTCGCAGCAGTCGTCCGGAGGCATTCAGCAGCTCCTCCGGATTCAAGACCTCAATGTAGGGGCAGAGATTTGCAAAGCCTTTCAGTGCCTTGGTAAAACGCTGCATTGTCCAATAGGATTTGGGAACCTTGGCGAATGCGACAAAATCATCATACGCGATATCGCGTTGGATAAACTGGTTCACATGCTCTCCTTCTTCCGCAAAGTAGCCATAAGCCCAATCCTCAAAGCTGGCCCCCATATCCGCTTTATACTTACGCTTAATAATATTCTCCATGGGCGGTTGTATCTTAATCCCCTTATCGGCCATGGCCAGATAGAACTGCAAGCACTGAGCGAAGAAATTAAGGTCCTGGTTCCAGTCCTCTTCCGTGTAGTCATTTGTCATAAGGTTACGGCCAAAATCATCACGGATAGAACGGGTTTCCAAATAGTCATTCTCCGCAGTCTTTTCATGATAATAATCGGAGAATACCATATACAACAACCGGGCATTGGTTGAAGGGTCGAAATCACGGGGCACGTAGTTTGTCGTAAAGCCAAATTTCGGCGATTCCTCGAACTCTATAAAAAAGGATTTGTTATTCTTGGGGTTAACGGTCATACCGCTGGTTATATTATCATAGAACTGAGATACCGGCAGGTATCTGTCACAGTCGTCAACCAGAACGAAATCCGAATGTTTATCCACCTGGTCAAATACATGCGGATTATCCAGCAGCTTCGGATTTCGTCCGGAAAGATTAACCGTCCGCATGAAAAACCTGAAGCATTTAAAAAGAAAAGACTTGCCGCTACGGCCATTGCATTCGCCATCCTCACCTATTTTATTATCCATTGCATAAAGCGCCCACGCACGTGAGGGGGACTTGTATCTGTGAAGATTATAACCAATGGCATATATCTTATTCAACAGATTCAACTTCTGTTCCTGAATCTCTTCAGACGACAGCAGCGGCCCGGCAATATCAAACTTATGTTCATGCCGGTATCTATCGGCCTCTGTCACCCTTTTATTCTCCCAGGAAGTCTCCAGTTCCTTACGCCAATGTACCCGGCTTGTATTAATAAGATAGCTGAAGAAACAACTCTTATGTTCCAATACATCCACCCCGAACACATCACGTCCCTCCGCATCGAGCGAATGGGTATACCGGAACATGGGCGGAAGGATGCTCACCCTGTGCTGTATCACCTTGTTCTCCCATACGCACCGTTTTTGGGGAATCGCCCCCTTGTACTCGGTTATCCCATTCTTGGTTATCTCCCATGTCACATGGCTGAAGAACAAGAACTGGCTCTCAGAAGTATAATTCGTAAAGTCCAGCATTATCTCATCCAACTGGGACAGCGAGGATTCTCCGGTACGAGGCGAGTTCAGAATAAGATTACGAATATCCACCGGAAGGAAGCGTTCTATCGTAAAGCCCTTCAGGAATGCGGAAATATCCTTCGCATTCACCTGCCTTACGATACAGTCGTTCATCCTGATGTACCTCACATCGTCCGTAGTCTCATCTTTCAAGGTATAGAAACCGTTCAAGGTAAGGAAATAATGCAGATAAGCCGTATTAATATCATAAGATTCCTTCTTGCTGCGCTCGCTCCAGTTCTTCGTCCAAAAACGTGCAGGCATCGCCAATGTAAGCAGATTGCGAAAATCTTCATTATGTGGTCGCAATCCCACAAAGTCACGAAAATCCTTGCGGGGTTTGCCCCGGTTGTCACGATAATCGGACACCCAGGAAGGCAACCACACCGTATGAATATCGAGGAAGCGCAATGCAAGTTCCGTTCCTTTCCGTACACCGGTAGAGTCAATATCGGGAATGTTATAAATCACCTCCACGTATTTATAAATTTCCTTTATCTCTTCCGGAGAAACTCTATAAGTCTCCGAATTGAACCATAGCGGATGACAGCCGAAAGCACGGACGCACAAAGCATCACGTTCACCTGAACAGATAAATGCTTCCGGCAGCTTCTTATCTTTATATTGGGCATCCTTATTCTTAGGGTCCTGGAAGAACAGTTTCTCTTCCTGGGCATTGAAATCCCGGAATGCCTTCTGAAGCTCATAGAACCCGTTGATATATAGCTTGGGCTTGACCCCTTCAGGAGTATAGCTGAACCGCCATTGCTTATCCGGATTCAACGGTTCATACTTCTTATAGAACTTGGTAATATTGCCGTCCTTATCCGTTATCACGCATTCACGCATGAAAATCGGATAGGTGGGTGTCGTGTACTTGGTAGTCACTTCCCTGTTACGGACATAAGAAAAGGATTTGGCCACGTACCAGTGCAGCGCATCCACATGTTCCTGCTTCACACGCGGACCAAGCACACGAAGCTGTTCATCCGTAAACCTCTCCTCAAGTTCAAAGAACTGGGCGCCTTCCTTTTCTTCAGCAGTGGCCGGACGCTTCCGTATATCAGGCTTGTTAACAGACCTGTTCAACTCATCCGTTACATTATACCGGGCGGCAAGCCTGGCAATGGCCTCCGGAAAGCGCAGATTCTCCTCGTACATACAGATGTCTATCGGACTCATGGCTGTACCGGTATCTCCGAAATCGGTCACCTTGTAACACTCCTTAAACTTACGGATGCAGGCGGACGCATCATCCTCGTCCAGCCTGCGTTTGAATTTTTTCTTATATTTCTTATCATCAACACACTCTTCCGCCTGCGGATAATAATACAGGATGATGTCCAATCCGTCGCGGGTAACAGCGTAAATCTGAGTAGCAGTAATCATAATGAGAAGTTTGGGGCAAAGAAATTAAACTATAGGGAAAGGCGGAAGGACAAACTAATACTGCCCTTTAATCCCACCTATCAAGCAGGTTGCTACTCCCACGTGCAGACCTGTATGTTCCTTCAGGTTCTCCGGTTTCCCCGTCATGTTAACAGTAACTTCTTTTTTCTCATAATCATAACACACCCTCACATACATCTCCTGCTTGTTATCCTCATTCCGTATTGTTGCATTTACGAGTGCCTTCACATCGCCCAACTTATCAGCCGGATACCAGCAACCTTGTTTATTCTTTCTGGTTACCACCAGATAACGGATATGTTTCTGACCATTCAACTTAAAGAATGTACTGTCGGCAATAGTGCCGATCGTATTGTCTGCAAGCAGACGTACTTTCTGACCTTTTCTCATTGTTTATTCTCCTTTTTATTTTTTTTATCTTCTTCAAATTTATGTCCGCAAAACGGGCAATATTCGTATGAAAGTTCCATCTCACTTTGTGTTTTACAAAGGCTACCATCTTTTTTCTTTTTCCGATACGTGATAGCAACCGTCGGCTTGAACTGGACAACACCATCCTTGCCAAAACATATCACACCACGAATATTTGCCAATGGATCACCTAATTGCTCACGAATCATTTTCGTTATCTGTTCTCTACAATTGCATGCCATACTATTATTTATTTTGTTATATGGTAATCATCCATATCTTTTATTCCTTTCTTATTTAATATCATACGTCAATCTCCAATTATTGTACGGATAGTATATGTCTGCTTCCCTTTGAAAGACGAGAAATCAATCAAGGATTGTTCATAGTAAAGCGCAAGGGCTACTTTCCGGAATCTTTCATAGTTCCGCCTGTCAATAGGCTTAAGTCCCCATTTTCCCATATCCTCTACCAGTTTTTTACGAGTATAAGCAGAATGTCCTATACAACTATTCTTTCCAAAGCTATGGTTGATTCTATGGGCCTGAAAGTCCGGACTTTTGGAAATAAAAAGATCAAGGCGTTCCAGTTCTTTAAAACTCAACCTGGCATCTCCTTGCCTGGATATTGTTTTTTCTTCCAACCAGGCAACAATCGTAAGGTCATAGAAACCTTTACGGTAATCTTTTTTGTAGAAATAATGTATTCTCATAGTCCTTACTCATATCGTCATATTACAAAACATGTACAACTGTATACTCCACTTTCCAGCATTCCTCCGAAATCAACCCGAATACACAGTTCCCCACAGATAATGAAAGGTTCTTCGCTAATGACCTTGCCATATACTCCATAATGTTCATGGAATACTTCAGCTCCCGGTTTCATTGAATCCAGTGCCTTTTTCATTTTCTCGGAAGTATAGACTGTTATCCATTTATTGGAATAACTGTAATAAAGCAATCCTACCCCCATCATTCCGCACATTCGTAAAACAGTATCTTCTACATGCTTTCTGCTAAATACCACTTCGGTTTGCAACTTCTGGACTTTAACATCCGGAAACTTCTTTTTGAATGTTGTTTTAGTAACCATAGAACATCAGCCTATTTTTGTAAATTCACGTATTTTACTTCCTATCGCATAATAGCCTAATACCTTCTTATAAGATATAATGCAGACAATGCTATCGCTATCATTCTCTACAAGAATGGTCCATTGTCCATCTTTTCCACTATTAAACACATCCAGCAGCACAGGGCGGCTACGAGGATATTTCTCATTCATTATTTTTATCTGGTGCTCGATGTCACATTTCAGTGCATCCAACGAACATTCATCAGCAATCAGATGCCGGTCGAACTGTCGTACAAATAGCTGTAATTCCCTTCCTTTCTTATTGACACTGGCATAAGTCCTAATATTATCTATAAAGAAGTACATGATTATCTATTTTAAGTTATAAGTTTTGTTTATCACCTCACAAAGAGTTTCATTCAAATCGAAATCATCCGGATAGTCTATCTGTACAGGCATCATCAGAGTGTCACTCTCAGATTCCCGGAACATGATTCCTTTCTGTACATGTAAGGGAAGCTTTTTATTTCTTATCTCCGCTTCCAATGCCTCGATGACTTCAACATTCAACTCACAATCCATAGTCATCATGGCCTACAAGATATTGCTCCATCAATTCCGGAATATCCTCTATCAATCGCTCAAATACTCCGTCAGAGGATTGAACACAAATTAAAATCAATGTACTGTAATCCTCGTCTATCAGCCGGACTTCATCTGCCTGCACATAACCTAATGTGCTGATGGCATCTACAAATGGCAGTTTCTGCTTCAAAGAAAATCCACAAGAGCAGATTATCTTTCCGGAAGCCGTCGGTTTATTCAGCCACATTCTGAATTTACCGTCCGGAGTGGAAATTGAGACATAGCCTCTGTCTGTTTTTCCTGTTGTCATAATCTTCAGTTTTATTGGTTAATAAATGTGTCCCGTATAGGGGAATCGAACCCCAATCGCACCTATATGTCACATATTATCCGCTACCATTCGGACGTAGTACGGGATTTCGGCTGGGTTATCTTCACAGACTGCCAACAGCCTATTCATAGTAATGTTATCATGACAATAATCACACATGGCGCGCCTCACGGCGAACTTATTTCATTTGGTTCTGATGCCAGTAAGAAATCATCTCACCTACATTACGTACCTTAATTTTTGCTTTTATATTCTCCCTGTGACGATTCACCGTACAAGGAGAAATATGCAGTTCTGCAGCAATGTCATCCGTTTGGCAGTTGGAAGCAATCAAGCGGAATACATCCATTTCACGCTCAGTAAGCCGAGTATCAAGTTCCGGACGGCAAATCACATCCTCATCTTCACATTCACCTCGCAGCGGACATTTCACTTCCTCGAATACAAACTGACCGTCTTTATTTATATCGAGATTATATTGGTCATATTCCCCAAAATTGCAACGGATGAAACGATGAACCACCCGGAACTCATAATGCCACCTATTCATTGTGCTGGCAGAATAAATCTTCATCAACCGGGTATGAGCTTTCGGATATCGGTCCCTGATAACGGAAAGCATATACTCAAGGGTTGCTCTATCAGTATCCTTGAGTACAATTGCCGGTTGCCCAAATTCTTTCATCATGACATCTCCTTCAGGAGTGTTATAGAACTCGATATTAGTTATTGGATTCATTTTTAGAAGGGAAAAGTTCTTCTACACTCATGCCAAGATATTCGGCTATAATCTTTTGCTTAATGGGAGTTGGTGGATTAACCCCATTTATCCAACGATACACTGCCGCCGGAGTGGAGCACGTGATTTCTGCCAACTTCTTGATAGTCTCTTGCTGCTGATTAGGCAAGCTCTTCATATAGTCTGTAAATACCATAATTAATAAATTATTAAAGTTTTCTATTGATTTAAAGCCTGGTTTAACTAACTTAGCTACGTGAATTTATTAACACGTTGCAAATATAAGCAATAATATTAGCAAAACCCAAATAAATAGCTAATATTATTACAATATTTTGCTAATATTATTACAATATGCCTGATTTTAAATCATTTAGAAAAGATAATAAGTTATCTCAAGTAGCTGCTGCTAATTATTTCAATTGCAGCCAAGGTTTTATTTCACAAATAGAAAAAGGAATCAGACCTATACCTGATACATTTATAAAAAAAGCGCAGGAAGATATTAGCATAAATGCTAATAGTTTAGTAACTGATATTAATAGTACTAAAGAAGATTTACACGAAATGATACCTGCATCTTTTCTGAAAATGATTTTCGAAGAAAGAAAGATACATGACCAAAAAGAATTAGAATTAATAAATCAAAATCAGGAACTTATTAATATTATTAAAAACGAACTTTCTACTATTAAAAAAGCCAATGCCCACAAGGAAGGCAATGTAATATGTGCCGATGCAAGCGGATCAGATTTGGAGAAATAGAATATATAATCAGTAAATATTAATATGGAAAAATTATCACATTCAGAACTTATGGAGCAGTCCTTAAAAGAAACAACTTTCTACATGACTTCTGCAATCAAGATTATCAACGACAAATTAGGCGAATCTTATGCGGAGAATCACCCCGAACTTTTGGGGGCTTTCATGCAGACCACCGCTATTTCCAATTTGGAATCTATTTTACTGAATAAATTAGAAGATATTGAAAAAGTAATAGGTAAGACACAGTAAATAAATAAATTACTTTCATTATCCTCGGACAAAATTCGGACAAATAACCTATTATAGTAACTGAATTGAAAAGCGTATTTGGTTAATATTCAAGCATGCTAAATAATTAGAATTTACATATAAGGTCAGGCCTCCGCAACTAAAAAAAGATCGCTGATTCAGCGGTCTTTTTTCATTTTATCGGGTCAACGTAAAAATCCTCATCTATTGACCCCTCATTGCTGAGAAAAGCAAATGAACATAGAAATTCAAAAAAATCGTTTACCTTTGTTACATGGCTACCAATAAGATAACTCCCGAAGAATTAT